CCAAATACCTAATTTTAAATTGATACCTTTGAATTCCTTCGCTTGGTATTCTATCTTTATTGGTTTAGGAACCGCCAATACAACTTCCTTGAGGAAAGTCATAATTAGAGCCGTACCTAAAGCGCCCAAAGTAGAAAATCTAAAATCGGGATAAATGCTATGAATAACACGCTCTGCTGTCAATCCCATACATATGGGATCGCAATCTGTCTTAATAGCGACAGATATCATTAAAGCGAGATTCACTGAGAAATCGTACTTTTGTTTTACGTTTTCTGACATGGCATATTTGTCTGTGAAGTCTAATATCTTACGGAGTCGGTCATAAACCGAAGTCATAGGTTTTCTACGCTTCGCATCCATTTCATCAACAATATAAGATATCTCGTCTTCCGAACTAGCTTCAAATTCTACCTTTTCATCCTCGTCAGCCTCATCGTAATCCTCATCGAATACCGACTTTGGCTGCTTCTTAACTTTCTCATCTTTGCCTTGTTCTTCAATAAAACGAGTTTTTCTGCTAAAACGTTGAGCATCTTTGCGTTGCTTCCTTCTACTTTCGTGATTGGATTCAAGCATAGCTTTAAAACGTTCTTTAGCAGCTACTCGGTTTTGTTTGATACTATTGGCATCATCGAGAATCTTCTTAGTACCGGAAATAGCAAGATTAGAAATTGAAACCAAGCCTTCAAGCTCTAATTTGTTCGCATTCTTTTCTTCCGCACGCATCTTCCGATTAAGATCGGAACGTTGCTTTCGATAAGATGAAACCCATTTTTCATCGGGTTTCTCCTTTGCAAGCTCAATGTTTAGAAGGTTCGTGACTCTCTCTATCTCATCAAGATAAGGAACTACTTTAAGTTCACCTTTCTCCTCTGCGACTTGATCATCTACTGAATCATCAACATACTTATTATAGAGTTTTTTGGCGCTGCGGTTAGTTCTAGCAATTTGATGCTTGAAACTTTCCACAGCAAATGCAGTCTTTGTTTTCGAGGGAGCTGCGCCAAACAATTGTTTTTTCCTTTCAAAGCGAGCTTTCGCTTCATCCTTCTCAATACTCCACTTCGCC